TTTAAAGAAAAATTCTCTTTGCCAAGCTCCATATCTATTTACAAAGTCAATAATAACAGGTGTGTACTTACATTCTTCAATAGGTAAAAAGGTATACGATGCTTGTGGAACTGAAGAAGCGTTAAGTATTTCAACAATATTGCCATCGTTTACGTTTGCTGTGCGTACTCTTGGAATATCAAAAACGTTTGCTGTTGCTCCAAGTACTAAAGTTGTTTGTGTTCCTGTACTTAAATTTGTATATCTAACCGTGAAATTTGCGCCAACATTTATTCGTATTTTTCCTGCGTATTCTGTAGGTAAATAATAGTGATTAGGAACGCCATTTAGACCGTAATCTCCTAAATCAAAATTAACATTGTCTTCGTAATATCCGTAACCATTAAACGATTTGTAGTCAACTTGTGCATCTGTGGCTGTTGCAGAATAAGTAGAACCTACTAATTTATATCTTTTAACCCTTACGTTTGCATATTGGTTTGTTGGTGTAACTACTTGTGCATCGCCACTTGTAGAACAAGCATCGTGACTTATGTATTCTTGTATGTAAGAACTTATGTCGTAAAGAGTTTCTATGTTGTTTGAAGCCGGTATTAATTTACTCAACGTGTATTGTGGTGTTGCTGAAAAACTTGTTGTGTTGCTTATAAACAATTCTACCTTTGAGCCGTTTTGTCCACTTTCTGCAATCCTAATTATATACGGAGACCGTGTAAATATATTAGCCATTATTTCTTTTCGTTTTTAAATTGTGTTTGTTTAAATAAATTCATTGCATCCAAACCAAACTTTTCTACAAGTTCTTCAGGCAATCTTTTAAATGCAGCTTCAAATGGTTTGGTAAAAAACAAGCTCGGTTTTATACCTTGATGATAAACGCTCTCTCTAACTGCATACGGATTAAGTCCTTTACTTGCGCTCCATTGCATAAAATGTTTAACGCTTGGCTTTTTACCTATCTTAAATTTAAACTCACTTTGTGGCGCGTTTTGTTTCCACATTTTACCTTTGTTATTCGTGCTTTTGAACTTGCTTGTTGTTTCACGAACTCCACCAACTCCCTTTACTCCTTTGTCTTGAAATTGTCCGTACAAATTCATTTCAAAGTCTATAGACAAACTATTTGGCATTGCCTTAACGTTACCCTTTAAACTTTGCCAAAGTCCTTTTGTGTGGTTCTTTTTTAAGGTAGTTAAATTCTTTCGTGCTTCTTTAATTACCGACTTTGAAAACCTATCTAATTCTTTTTGTACTTCGCTTTGTTTCATCTTAACAAATTGTCATTTCGTTTGGTGTTATTATGTCAAGTGTCATAGTCCAACCTGCCATATAATTCTCAAACCTTTCTGTAAATGGTTCTAAATTTGCCGTGCCTTCAACCATATATAAGTCGTATGCTAAACTTCCGTGTTTTATTATTTCGTAAGCCCTGTTTAATACTGCGTGTTGCGTATTCAATACATCAATTTCGTTGTCGTTACCTAAAAAAATATTTGTTGTTGCGTTCTTGGATAAGTCAACAATATCCATTGCAATTAAACTAATATTCCAAGTCGTTGTGTTTGAATCCAACGTGCAGTTATTAACCATAATATGCAACAAGGGAAATATTGTTTGTTTGCTTAAATCAACTTTAAATATGTCGCCTTGTGTTACCGTGTTAACAATAACGTCTGCGTCAAAGTGTGTTTTTAGTTTGTCTAATAAGTTGTAATAACCTGTCATTTTCGTAATTTATTTAATTGGCGTTGTTCAATTTCTTGCTTTTGTTTTTCGAAGGTAAGATAGTTGAGACACATAGTAAGTCTATATCCGGTGACTGTGTCAAATCTTGTAATGTCTCCTTGAGCGAGTGCATAAACTGATTGATACCAACCCCATTGTTTTCCAAATTGAGCTTGTTCGCTAAACTCGTTTCCGTCTTCTTGTTCGTCTTTATCTGACGTTCCAAATAATTCAGAGTAGCTGTCAATAATTCGCTTCCTAAATTCCAAAAAAAAACACTTGAACTAATCGCTATGTCTACAGGTGTAAACTTCATTAACTCGTGCATTTCTTCCATAGGTTTGTAGTCAACTATCTCGTATTTATCCTTGAACTTCATTTTGATAGGTCGGTACATAACAGCCATTGCCTTATGATAGTCTTCCCACTTCAACAAATTGTTTTCAAGGTCTACATATTCGCCAAAACTTATGTCTTCAAGGTTAGTTATAAATCCAAACTCTTGTGTTCCTATTTTAAACGTTGGTTGAAACTTTGGCTTTTCGCTAAACAACTTTGTAAAGTGTGTAATTAATTCGTTTAAACTTGTCAACTTCATTTTTACAATATCCTTTAATTCTATACCGCAGAATATTTGTACCATTTTTTGTGCTATAAATTCTTCGTCGTTGCTTCCCTGCTGAACCTTTAAAAATTCTTGGTAGCTTTTTAATGGTATTTCACTTAAAGTTGTTGGTACGTTTATTTCTAACTTCATATCTTAATAATTAATTATTCGTGTTTTTGTTGTGTTCGTTTTTTTGTATGTAATCGTATGCTTGTTTTAACATATTAATATCTCGGATGTCTCGTAAATAAATACGAACCTTTACACCTTTTTTTTGGTAGATGTAAATCTGTACGCATTGCATCATTACTTCTAAATCGCTCATCTTATAAAATATAAACCTTTTGTTGGATTGTCTAATTGATATGCTACTGCGTAACGCAAAGCGTCTATTGCGTGGTTGTGTTTGTCAATCGGTGTTTTTGACTTCTTTTCAAGCCAAGAATAGTTGTTTAGTTCTTTGATTAAATCTATGCTATCTTCTGTAATTACAAGGTCGTAATCCTGTAGTAAACTTATTCCGTAAATAACAGAGTCTGCTCCTTTAATTGTAGGTACAACATTATTTCCAAGTGCATTCAGTTCGCTTATTAATCGTGGTTCTGAATTGTCACCTACTATTAAATCTTTAGCTGCAAAGTCTGAATTTAACCTTGCTATTTGACTTGTTGTTAGTGCCTGTTTGTAGTACAGTAATTTAACGTAAATGATTTTGTTTGCTTTGTCTATGTTTGTCTTGACTAACGTTGTAGGGTCTGCACTAAATCCGTAGTCTTGACCGTATACACTTACACCAACTTCTTTAAAGTCTCCTATCTTCCAATTGGTAAATATAACTCCTTCAGCTTTGTCTAACCAACCGCCAAGTATTGTGTGTTTGTATTTTTCAGGTCTTCGTTCTTTTATGTATTCAACCTGTTTTAAAAAAGACTCGGATAGGTTTTCGATGTTATCCAAGTACGTTGTGTGTATGTAAGTGGTATCGTTTTTTATTAGTGTTGTTCCTTGTTCTATTCCTTTACTTTCAAAGAACTTGTCGTATATAAAATGTTCTTTTGTTGTAGGGTTTAGAATAAGAATAACTCGGTTTTGTTTTGTCTTGTGCCTTATGGATAAATCTATTTTGTCAAACGTGTCTTCGTCTGTAAGTTCTTCGGCTTCGTCCAATACCCAAGTTGTAACACCTTGTAAAGATTTTAAATTTGCCGTTTGTGTTCCAGAACTTGTCTTTATTCCTTTAAATATTATTTTGCTTCCTGTTTGTAAGTTTATTATTTCGTCTTTTGTTACGACAAAATCTTGTTCCATTTGCATCAACTCAATTTTTTCTATAAATTCCGGTATGATTGAAATGGATGCCGAAACTAAAGTGTAACGTGTGAACAAAACAACGTGTCCGCTTTCCTTCGTAAGTAATAACAGGAACGTTGTAACGCTGTAAGACTTGGACGAACCACGACCACCTGTTACAATAAAGTAACGTGAAGGACTTCCTAAATAATTAAACTTCGGGTTTATAACTATCAATTCGGAATAGGTCTTTTACATCAAAGTCTGAAACACTTAAATTAGTATCGGTTGTTTGTTTAGGTTGTCCAAATGCGCTATCCATAACCGCCTTGTAAGCATTAACATCGCCTTTACTTGCTTTGGTTAACATTGCTAAAGTAATTACTTCTTCTTGGCTTAATTCTTCAACTTCGCCTGTGAGTCCGTTTTTTTGTTTGGTTATTAAGTCAAGATATTGCCTTGCAACTGTAGCTCGGTTCTTACTTCCTTTTGGTCTTCCGTTTGGATTTCTTACTTCGCCTTTTGTTGCAGGTTTTAAATTTTCATCGTTAGCCATTTCTTCTTATTTTTCTCTTATTACTTTGTTAATTTCATTCTGCGTTTTCCTTCTTAAATTTCTTAAAGGTTGTGTAATTTCTAAATGTTTAATATTGGTTACTATCCATTCTTTGTTTGCTCCTTTTTTATTTAAGTATTCTATTGCTTCAGTCAACCGCATTTTCTTCTGTTGTTACTTCTTCTGTTTGTTCTGGAGTGTACTCGTTATAAATTACTCTTAGCTTACTTACTAAATCACGTAAACAACTTGAACAGGTGCTGAAGGTTAATTTTTGGTTTAGTACTCTGTTGTTTATTGCTATTAGACTTGTTTGTTCATCGCTTGTAAGTGTGTTCGTGTTTTGCTTAAAATAAGCGTCTAACGTGTTAAACTCGTCTTCTGTTAAACACAACGGTTTTGCATACGGAAATAGTTTGTTTAACTTTTCTTTTCTCTCATCACATCCGCAGTCTTCACCTGCAATAAATTTAACAAGTTTGTCTATTCCTGTTGCTTCTGTAATCTTTGCGATTGTATCGCCTAATCCTTTACTTTTCATTTTTTCTTTTTTATTAGTTCGTAATCTTGGTTTATAAAATCTTGGTAGTCTTCACCTACGTTATTTTTAATTCGTTTTTTACAAGTCTTAACAGTATTAAATATACTTGTTACGCTTATGTTTGTTTCACTACTTATTTGTCTTAAACTTTTATTCGTGTTTTTGTATAACTCAAATAATTGTTTGTCGTACCAGTGCCAACTATCACATTCACTATCTACGTTATTTAACAGGTCGTTGTAAGCTTCGTTTTCTTCTGTGTTGTTTTCTTCTGCTAAATTGTAAACATCTTCTAAAGGTATAAATGAGATTTTGTTCTTTTTGTTTATGTGTTGCAGGAAAGTATTCTTGAGAGCTAACCACATATATCCTTTGCTTATGTTTCCGTCTTTAAATAGTTTTTCTTCGCTACTCCATTTGTACAACATTATGTACGTTTCTTGTACTATGTCTTCAGCAAAGAAATATTCGCCAAATTGATTAACCATTTTAACCCATTCGTTATGATGCTTTGCAACTTTAGTTAACCATTCCAATTTTTATTGTTTAGATATTAAGCAAATGTATGATTAATTTTTCAACAATAAACAAACG